CAAGAAAGGTAAATGATGGCAAAGCAAGGTCCATGCTGGGACGGCTATGTCCAAGTAGGTTTTAAAACAAAGAACGGTAAGAAGGTTCCTAACTGTGTACCAGAAGGATCCGGTAAGAGCAAGGTCGCAAAACCCAAAAAACAGAAAGCAGGTAAAAAGTAATGTGTGCTACATGTGGTTGCGGTGGAAAGGGAAGCAAGAAGCTTTCCCCAAAGCAAAAGAAAATTGCTGGCAAAGCTGGCGATAAGAAGAAGCTTGATGGGGCTGATTTTGCAGCTCTACGTAAGAAGAAGAAAAAGTAGTGTGCGCGACCTGCGGCTGTGGCCGTCCCAAGGACAAACACGGGATGAAGACCCTCAAGGCGGCGAACAAGAAGTTTGCTGCAAAGAAGGGTGCAAATGCAAAAGACAAGAAAGCTAAGAAAAAATAATGGCTAAATACACAAAAGAGGCTGACGAAAAAAAAGACGCCAAAATGACAAAAGGGCTGTCTAAAAAAGAAAAGGCTGAGTTTGAAAAAAAAGACACAGCCCACGGTAAAAAGAAGAAGCCAAAGACCCTAGAAGAAGACCGAAAAATTGATGCCAAGATTATTAAAGGCATAAAAGCAAAACGGAAGAAATAGCGAATTAGCCCCCGCAAGGGGGCTTTTTCATTTACTATAGTGGTAACTCCCATGCGGGGAGTGGCTTTACCCTTTTGCGTACGAGTACCTGCGAACTCCGATTGGAGCATGCTATGTCTGGCTACAAAGACTGGATAGATAGACCCACTGAGGTTGATTTCTATAAAGGCATTATTGAAAATGCCCCAGGCGCAAAAGAATCTGCCATGACCTACGCAGCCATCGGACTTGGTGCTCTATACGGCGTCAAGAAGGTAAAGAAAAAGAAAAAGAAGTGAACACTAATAGCTTCGAAGCACGTGCCCCGCGTTTAGCCGAAAGTCTGGTTGAGGAGTTAGATCCTCTTCTTCAAGAAGCGACGGCCGATGCTGGCTGGGGTAATCCAATTGAACTAACCCAAAATAAGGGTGTAATTTCACTTGAGTATTTTGAGTTCCGTGAAGATGAAATATTTAATCTTGAATACGGAACTGAGGATAGACCTCCTACTGTAGTAATCCGCCCCTTTATGACTAAAGCAGATGTAGCAATTAGAGAAGCGATTGAAGGCGATGCACTTGATTACTTATTTGATAAGGGGATTCTGCCATGAGCGACACATCATTTTTGTATGCAGAAGACAAGGCTCTTAAAACACATCTTCAAGGCATTCAAGTGCAAGATGCAAAAGACAGCACAAGACCTGTAAAAGTATGGTTTGGTTATCCGGACGTAGAGTTAAAAGCTCAAGAATACCCATACATGGTTATTGACTTGTTTGACATTCAACCGGCTAACGATCGTCAAAGTTCTGGTTTTTGGATTGATAACACCAATCGTGGAACTCAACAAGCGTCAAGCAACGCTAGACACAGTTACTACGCCCCAGTGGTCTACGATCTTTATTATCAAGTTAGTTCTTTTGCTCGTCACCCACGCCACGATAGAACAATAATTTTTGAAATGCTAAATAGAAAAATTCCTGGCAAATATGGTCACCTCATCATTCCGCAAGCGAATGGCAATGGCTATGTTGCTAGGCATATGTTTCTCGAGGGATTCGTAAAACGCGACTCCATTGAGGATGGAAGACGTTTACTAAGAAACGTCTTTAGTATCAGAGTGGTAAGTGAAATGACGCCTTACACGCCGTCTGTTCCAACACCACAGATTCAATCGGCAAACATCATGACAACAGGGAACCCCCCTTCGGGATTCGAGTTGGTTTAACATATGTGCAAACTAGATAAAATCAAAGGAGATAAATAATGGCTGTATACCTTCGGCCTGGTGTCTATGTTGAGGAATCCCTTAACTTAGTAACCCCAGTTCAAAGTGCCACTTCACAGTCCATCGCTGCATTTGTTGGCGTCGTAGATCGTGGTCCGCTTGTTCCAACTCTGGTCACATCTTGGAGTCAATACGTCAGTCTGTATGGTGGCTGGGAGAACGACTCACCGTTGCACGTTGCAGCGCTGTTGTTCTTCTCAAACGGTGGTAATCAAGCATACTTCTTGCGTGCAGCAAATGCTGATGCAGACGTTGCTACCCGTACATTTAATGACCGCGTCACCCCAACGGCAGACGCTACCCTCACCATCAATTCAAAGAATGCTGGTGCTTGGGGAAATGACATTAATATCAGCATTGCGAACTCTGCTACAGCAAACAATGTAGACATCACTGTAAAGTTTGGTGGAACCGCAAATAGCAATGTTGTAGAAAGATACACAGATCTTTCTATGACACCTGGTAACGATCGCTATGTGATTGATATCATCAATTCTCAATCTAAGTTCATCTCAGCTGTTGATGAAGGATCTACTGCTACCGGCTCAGCCCGACTACCAGTAGTTTCTACAAACCAATCATTAGCTGGTGGAACTAACGGAACTGGTTCTGTTAGTGAGGTAGAAATATCTAACGAAGTTGTTCGTTTTGATACTGTCTTGAACTCGCTAGTTCTAAACGCTCCTGGAGTTACAGAAGCAGCTGCTGTCAACGCAATGACTACCTACGCATCAAACCGCGGAGACGTATTTGTTGTTATTGACCCAGTTTTTGGATCTGTAGATAATCAAATTACAAGAGCAGATTCTTATACAGCTACCTCTTACGGTGCTGTGTACTACCCACCAATCACAATTAAAGACCCAGCAGTTACAACCCCAGGAGTTACTCGTGAAGTAGCACCAGGTGGAGCAATTGTTGGTCTATACCTAGGAACCGATGCAGCTCGAGGAGTCTTTAAGGCACCTGCTGGTCTCAGCACTCGAGTTGGAGGCGCAGTTTCAGTTCGTCCACTAACCAACGCTCAGTTGGATGGAATGAACAGCAACGCGGCTGCAGTTAACGCAATCAAGTTTGTTCCTGGTTCAGGAATTGTAGTTATGGGTTCACGCACGCTTCTTGGTTCATACGTAGACAAGTATGTTCCAGTTCGTCGTACTCTCATCTATCTACGCAAGTCCTTATCAGAGCTAACCCAGTTCGCAATCTTTGAGCCAAACGATGAAAAGACTTGGCGTCGAATTGTTGCAACTTTGGAAGGCTTCTTAAATAACTTCTGGCGCTCAGGCGGTCTACGTGGCTCAATCCCAGCACAAGCATTTTATGTAAAATGTGACGCTGAATTGAACCCACAACAGTCCATTGACGCTGGATTAGTTAACATCGAAGTTGGTGTGGCTCTACAACGCCCAGCCGAGTTCGTAGTTATTAAAATCGGTCAGTTTGACGGTGGCACCACCGTTACTACGGCGTAAAGGAGATAACCAAACATGGCAGATACAACAATTAATCGGTTCTCGAGTGTGGCGACCGATCCGTTACGCTCGTTCCGATTTATCGCTGAGTTCCTTCCACCACAACAAGGTTCTTCGGTGGACAAGCGGATTACCGGCTTTACTGGCGGTTTCCGTTCAATCAGCGGTCTCGGCATTAACACACAAAGTATCGCGTACCGCGAAGGTGGATACAACACCACCATTCACCAGGTACCTGGTATGACAACATTCAACCCAATCACTATGGACCGTGGAGTTATCTTTGGTAACAACCAGGCTATTGATTGGATGCGTACACTGTTTGCAGCAGCAGCCGGAGACGGAATTGCTTTGACCAGTGGTAAAGACTTCCGTTGCGATATCAAGATTTATGTTCTTGATCATCCAGCAGCAAGTAACGCAACAGCAACCGCAAGCGGTGAAGGTGGATCAAATACTCCAAAGATGGGCTTCCATGTGCACAACGCATGGATTTCAACTTTGAACTACTCTGACCTAGATGCTGGCGGAAACAACCTTATGGTCGAAACCCTTGGACTTGTCCACGAAGGACTTTCGGTATTCTTTACCAATGGAACCGGTGGATACGACCCAGTAAGGCCGGCAGCACTCTAAACAATTAGGAGACACAAGACGTGGCAGAATTAATTTCAGATCCAAAAGTCGTTAACCAAGCGGTCAAAGCTTTAGCAGCGGAGCCTGTTGTAAAAGTAGAAACACAGGCTCCGTCTGATACCGAGGTCGCACTTCCCGGTGGATATATCAATCGGGAAGGCGCCTTGGTCAAATATGCTGAGGTTAGAGAGTTAAACGGCGCAGACGAAGAAGCTGTTGCTAGAGCAGGAACTACTGGTCGTGCTTTAAACACAATGCTTCAAAGAGGTCTGGTCAGTCAATTGTCGAACTAAAAGATCCAAAAGAAGATCGACTCTGGACATATGAGTCTAAGTTGGGAACAGTAGTTGTTGGACTTCCTACGGGAGTTACACAACGTCGTTTGCTTGAAAACAACGACAAGAACTCAGCTGAACTAAACACAATCCTTTTGGCAGGTTGCGTTGCTTCAATAAATGGAAGCCCATCTATCGGAGCATCTACGGTCTTGAAACTAAGTTGGAAAGACCGTGAAGCAATTGTCCAAGAGATTCTTGAACGTAACCCAGGCCCACGCCTTGGGGAGGTGAAGAAGGCATGCGAGGCATGCGGTGAGGATATTCCTATGCCGTTGACCTTAGCTGCTTTGTTTCGCATATAAGCACGAAGATTACGAAAACTTACTGGACCAATTTGAAGCACTAACTCGAGCATACCCCGGCTGGACTTTGACAGATGTACTGTCACTGTCTTTCAGAGAAAGAAAGAACTGGCTCGAACGAGCCATTAACAGACGTAGGAGTTAGTGTTGGCTAAAAAAAATACCGGCACAGCCATGGGAACCAGTGGCGGTGGTGGCATTTTCGGTCGCAAAACCGAACTTGTTGCCGATCTTACGTCTGCCTTTAAACAGTTAAATAAAGAGCTTGAGCGCACCCGCGATTTATCGGCGGAGATATCTAGAAACTTAAAAGGCTCTTTCCCTGGTGGCGGTTCAGGCAATCTTCTCAATGGAAGTATGGGAACTTCCACGGGAACAAAAACTGCTACAGAAAATGATGGAAGCCAAGGCGGTGGCTTTGGAGGATTCCTAAAGAGCGCTGGCGCAGCGTTACTAAAAGGAACTGGCAAAATTGCTCTTGCTGGATTGCAGGGCATTCCTACAGTTGAACAATCTTTTGAACAAGATTTATTAAGATCCCGTTTTGGTTTCTATGGTGGAGCCAATGCCAACGCAACTCAAATGCGAATGGCTCGTCAAGGAACTACTACTGATACTTTAGACGCAGCCCGCGCCACAATGCTTGGCGCAAGCATGGGCATAATGCCTGGCTTAAAGAACTTTAATCAAGTTGGTCAAAGCGCAGCAGCAATATCTAACTTAATGCCAGGTGTTGGTCTATCTGGAGGTATGCAGGCTACAGCTGCGTTAAACCAAGGACGTAACGTAAACATGCTTCGCATGATTGGCGTTAACGTTCGTGGCGCAGATGGAATGATGCGTGGATTCCAAGACATTGCTAAAGACCTTTGGAAAGTACTTAACAAAGGTAAGACTGGCGAAGGTGCAATCACTAAAGAACAAATTTCGTTCTCATTGCAACCTGGTAATGCTCTTGACTCAATGCTTAACCAATATTTTGGCAATGACCCAATCCTTCGTCAATCAGTTATTTCAGAACTTATGCTTCTTGCTGGAACTGGTGGTAAAGGATCCTCTCTAAATAAAGCGACTTTGGCTCAAGAAGGCGCAACCACTAGTGCCGTTTTAAGTACAAGCGATAAAAACGCAGCATCGTTAAATGCTACTCAAGCAGTTGCCCCATCTGTTCTAAAAGGATTTGAAGCTGCTAATGATCTTCTTGCAGCGGCAAGCAATAAAGTTGCCGACATAGCAAGAGATGCGGGTTTAATGGGAGATGCGTTCCGTAAAATTCTTGAAGGTAAAGGTTTTATTGACACAATTGGAGCATCAGGTAATGGTGCTGGCGCAGGAATCCTTGGAGTACTTGGTGGTGGCGCCGCAATGATGGCTGGAAAAGCTTTTGGCGGAATTAAAAATTTATTTGGTGGTGGCGGTGGTGCAACAGCAGCCGGTGGAGCCAAGGGCGGTTTGTTTGGAAAATTTGGCAAGTTCATGCCAAAAAGTTTCTTGGGAGGTTTAGGAAGAGCTGGTCTTGCTGCTGGAGCTTACGCTGGACTAGATAAAGTCCAGGATTGGTTAAACGAAAATTATGCTGGACCTGAATTTATTAGAGATATTGGAAATTTTGCTTTTGATACTGGACAAGGCGCAGCTACTGGATTAGTTGCTGGAGGTCTTCCTGGAGCAATTGCTGGAACTGCTGTAGGCGCTGTTCAAGGTGGAGTTGGAATTGCTAGAAACAGCAATCCTGGCGGTAAAGGTGGCGGAGAGGGCGCAGGAGCTTCCGGCTATGTAATGCCGTTCCAAGGAAATTACTCAATTACAAGTCCGTTTGGTGTAGTTCGTCACTTAATGTTTAATGGAAAGAAGAGCCCATCCTACGGAGAAGGTCACGGCGGAATTGACTACGGTTTGCCAGAAGGCACTCCAGTTTTTGCATCCGCTAATGGTGTTATAGAAGCAACACCTTATGACGCTCCTGGTTTTGGAAATTACATAAAGCTTGTTACAGAAGATGGGGCACAACTATTTTATGGCCACTTAAGTAGCAAGATAGCTACTGGTGGAACTCGTGTTAAAGCTGGAGACCTTGTTGGTTATAGCGGAAACTCTGGACAATCTACCGGAGCCCACCTTCACTTTGAGGTACGCAAAAATGGTCAAAAGATGGATCCAAGCGCATGGCTTGCGGGCGCAGGAACTCCGTCTATTGTTGAGGGAGCACAGCCTGCACCTAGTTCAGATCTAGTAATGAGCCGAAATCCATCGGGTCTAATTATTGGTTCTGGTGGTCCTTCTATTGTGTCTTCAACTGACATGGGATCAATGACAAATACTCAATCCCATGGAGCAACAGTTAATTATGGCGGAGTAACGGTAAACTTCCATATGCCTGAAAAAACAGCGGCAGATGCAAAAGAAATTGCTAGGGAAGTTAAAAAGATTCTTAGTGTGGACAATATAAGAGAAAAGGCGGTGTCTAAGTAATGCCAATTGAAGGTATCACGTTTAGCACAACTACTGCACCTCAAAATTATGGTACTCAGTACCCTAACGCAACTGCCGAAGATGAGGCTGAAAGAGCACGTTTTAGAAGGCTAACAGAAGGTCAAAAAGTACGTGCGGCTGAAGAACAAAAGAAAAAGAAAGATAAAAAATCAAAGAACAAAAACAAGAAGAACAAAGAAGTAAAGCCGTTAAAACTTCCAATTGATTATGACTGGAATTTACCTCCACATCAATGGAGCCTGCCTGTAAAACCAAAGATAGTTGAACCAGATCTATACATAGAGCCGGGCAAATGGGGTTACACAACTCCTCCCGGAGAAGTTCCTGAAAAGTACAGACGCGGTCGTATCTGGTGGTACTACAACGCTAACAACACATACGTTACGGCTACTGGTGAAGAAAAAACTCAGAGTACTGGTAAAGATAGAAGAATTGGTTTTCAATTTATGTGGAACCCAGACACCTTTAGCACTTCTGTTGCGCTTAACACCGAAGTTACTCCGCACCCTGCAGACATCTTTGCTTCAGTAGCCGGAGCCTTCCCAAGCGGGGAAACTCTTTCTTTACAGCTGCGTTTAGATAGAACTAACGATTTTGCTTGTATGAAACATTTGCTACAAAAAGAGTTTGACCTACAGTTAGATCAAAGGTCTGGGTCTGCAGCAACGTTTGAAAGAATGGCTGAGTTTTACAAAACTGGCTTTTTTGCAGAAGCAGACGCTGGAAAAATTTCTGACAAAATATTAGACCTTGTTAACTATGGAACAGTTGCTGATTTAGAGTATCTGTATAAAGCGGTTAACGGACCTGATTGGAAGAGTATTACCGGTCGTTCTGCTGGAGATATTGGTTACCTAGCTGCAACGCTTTTGCGTGTTGATATTGGTCCTTTGTCTTACGTAGGGTATATAAACAACCTAAACGTAACTCATATTGCTTTTGCTCAAGATATGACCCCAATTAGAACAGACGTAAGCATCGCTATGAACCTTATGGCTTCTGCTGGTATTGCATCTGTTGAAAAAACTGCAGCGGCCATTGCGCCAACGAAGTAGGAGTAGATATGTCTATATACCAAGGATCTAGATACGAGTTTTCGGTAGTTGATTTTATATCTATTGCAGAAGACTCTGATGCTAACGCTGTTGTGTTTTACGAGTTTGAGGATATTGGAACAATTTCTTACAGAGAACATACCTACAAACAAGGCGAGCGCCTAGATAACATAGCGTTTGATTTCTACCAAGACCCAGCCCTTTGGTGGATTATTCTTGATGTAAACCCAGAAATTGTTGACCCTACAAATATAAAGCCGGGAACTGTTATTAGGATTCCTAATGTATAACTTTGTTGGTGTTGATTTTCCTAATGCAAAGGTACCGCCTGCTCGAGTTCATTCTATGACCTTTTGGCAGGAAAGATACAAGCATGACTTTGGGACAATTCAATTTAGAGACTGGGACGTTGATTACGATGATATTCGCCCCGGCACACCTGTTTTAATAACCCTTGCCGGACAAAATGGAACACAAGAGCTTAGTTGTTACGTGCACCACATTGAACCTCACGTTACGCCCGGTAAACGTTTTGTTGAAGTACACGTTATTGGCGCGTCTTACTTCCTTAAAAAAACTTCTCAACAAGTGTACGTAGAGCAAACAGCGTCAGACATAGTTACTGCAATTGCTAAAAGAAATAACTTTGCTTACGACGTAGACGCACACCCTCGCGTTTACCCTCAATTTTCTCAAGCCGGTCTTACCGATATGGAGACCATGGTTAAGTTAGCAAAACAATCTGGTTATTTTTTAAGAGTAACAAATACTCAAATCTATTTTCACTCAATGACTAAATTGTATGAAGAGTTTAGAGACAACGCTCCTACCTTTACTTTGCGAGACGCAGCTAGACCTGAGGGATCAACCCTTTATTCTTTTGAGCCTTTAGTTGGAGAAAGCCTTGAGTTTGAGGACGGAGAATACAAATCAGCAACTGCCGTATCTGGCGTTGATGCTTTTACTGGAAAAATAATTAAACTTACAAATCAAAAACGACCAAAGGCAACAAGAAAAAAGGCTGAGCCTGAGTTCTTCGATCGGTTTGCTTCAGGAGTAGTCGCTAACGATTACTCTGTGGCTGACAATGAATCTAAGGCAGTAGACCAAAGAACTAGATTTCCTTATAGAGCAAAAGCAGAAGTTCTTGGGGACTCCACTGTATACCCAGGTATGCCGGCTTTCTTTGACGGATTAGGTAATACTTATTCTGGTTTTTGGGTAGTACTAAAAGCAAAACATAAAATTGTTTCTAATTCTTATAACTCCTATATTTACACAACAACCCTAACTGTGGGAACGGACTCACTTGGCACTGCAACTCAGGGTAAAGACAACAGACTTGTAGAAGTACCTTCAGCCAAAGCAAAAAGAAATATTAAAAAGGGAGTTCGTCAAACTAATAAAAAACCAAAGAGTAAATTAAAAAAGGGTACAAAAAATCCTGGTGTTAAGTCTCAAACAGGTTTTGGTAACATAACAAATAGGTCTAAACCTAAGGTTGCTAATAAAACAATAATTGCACAAAGATGGATAAATACAGCCGGCAATTTAACAAAAGCACAGTCTGTATCGTCTAGACCTAAAACGGTTGTCAATAAGTTAAGGAGAACCGGTGTCCTCTGATAATCGTTTTTATGGTATCTATCGTGGGGTAATAGCGGACGCAGACGATCCGTTAGACCTAGGTAGAGCAAAACTTTACATACCTCAAGTGCTTGGCGAAGCCGTGACCGAATGGGCCTGGCCTGTAGGTGGTGCAATCAACCAAATTAACTACCCTTATGGAACTTTTTACACAACAGGAGATCAGGCTATTGGGGTTAATACCCCTACCTTAATCAACACTAGTTGGGTTGAGGGAGACGCAAATAAAACGTATTTAGATGGGGATAAAATATATGTGGAAGAAACTGGAGATTATTTTGTTCAGTTTTCTTCTATGCTTACTAAAACAAACGCTAACTCTGGGACAGCTAATATTTGGTTTAGAAAAAATGGTGTAGATATTCCTGATAGCAATACTAAAATTACATTAGCTGGAAACAATTCTGAAATTACAATGACCGTAGCTCTTATTTTAGATTTAGACGCCGGGGATTACATTCAATTTGTTGCATCCGCAAGCAACACCAATACGTTTATAAGTTCTGATGCCGCAGGGGTAGGTCCCGCTACGCCTGGCATTATTGCTACTGTAAGCTTAATTGGTAAATATAAACCGAGACCAAACACCCCGGCTTGGGCTATGTTTGAAGGCGGAGATCCAAACTTTCCTTTATGGGTAGGAGTATTTTAATGGGCACAGCCATATCGCTTCCTTTTTCTTTCAATGCCTCAGGTGCCATCAACACAAACAACCTAGAGTCTAAACAGTGGGCAGACCGGGTATTTGGAGCAATCTTTACTCGATTTGGGGAAAGACCAATGAGACCAAACTACGGCAGCATTGCGACCGACGCATTGTTTGAACCGGAAGGCTCGGTCATTGATTTTGTACAACAGACCATCACTTCTTCTTTTGGAGAGTTTTTGCCTGAACTAAAGCTCATTAGAGTTGAAATTGAAAAAGAACCTAACCAAGGATTAAGTGACCTAGTACTGACAGTTTCGGTAGAATATAGGTTGCCAAATAAGCAAGTGGACACCATAACCACCAAAATCGGATCTTTCACCAGAGCCGGAGAGTTAATTGAGGAGATTGAGTAATGGCTAATTTCATACCTCAGATTGACTATACCTCTAGAGATTATGACTCTATTAGAGAAGATCTAGTCAACTTAATTCCTCTATACGCGCCTCAATGGACAACCCGTGACCCCGCTGACTTTGGAATCATTCTTTTGGAAATGTTTTCCTATCTTGGAGACCTTCTTAATTATTACATTGATAGAGCGGCTAATGAGGCGTTCTTGTCTACAGCAAGCCAACGCCAAAGCATTCTAAATATTGCTAACTTGCTTGGATACACTCCAACTGGAAGCATTCCAGCAACAGTTACTCTTACCTTTTACAACAGCACCAACGCTGCAATTGTCGTACCAGCATTAACTCAAGTAGCAACTACAACAATTGTTAACGGTGTTACCACTCAAGTTATATTTGAAACAAATTCTGCTGTTACTGTGCCAGCTGCGGTTGGTTCTACTAGCGGTCAGGCAAACGCAGCCGCTACACAGGGTCAAACAATAGTAAACGAAGATGTTGGAGACTCAAACGGAACTTCAGATCAAGAGTTCATACTTGATAACACTCCTGTTATTAATAACAGCATATCTGTAACGGTTAACGATACTGTTTACATTAGCGTCCCGTATTTAATTGACGCCTCTGGAACAGATGCTGTGTTCTACAGCGTAACTGATGCCGAGGACGTAACCAAGATTGTATTTGGTGATGGTGTAAGCGGTCGTATTCCTCCAGCAAACTCTCAAATTTTAGTTACCTATCGAGTAGGTGGCGGAACTATTGGAAACGTAAACTCCAATACATTAAAGAACATTCTTACAAACTACTCTCCTGGACTAACTGTTAACAACGCAGCGGCTGCTTCTGGTGGAGCTGACGCGGAATCAACTGACTCAATACGTGTCAATGCTCCAGCCAGCCTCCGAGTACAAAACCGTGCCGTGTCGCTAAAAGATTATTCAGATCTTGCTTTACAGGTATCGGGTGTTGCTAAAGCCGTTGCAACATCAGAGGTTTACACAAGCGTCAACCTTTATATTGCACCATTTGGAGACCCTGGGCAAAACGGTGGAGTTTTGACACAGGTGTTTAACCAACTTGGTAATGAAATTCAACGATTCTTTGTTGATAAGACTCCGCCAAACGTTAGCGTTACTCTATTTCCGCCAACATTTGTTGGAGTAAATATAACTGTTAGCGTTACAGCACTTGCTCAATACAAGCAGAGCGTAGTAAAAAGAAATGCTGAAAGAGCGCTTCAAGAAATTTTGGCTTTTGATAATGTTAATTTT